CTGTTTGAAGCGTTTTTCTTGATTGGGTTTTGATCCAGACCAGTTGCAGTAGCAGCATTCCCAATGGTTTTTGGTAGCGTTCCAGATGTCTGCCCGTTGGTCACACTCAGGGCAGAATCCGGGCTTTGTGTTTGGGGTGTCAAAATCATCCATAGCGGCAACAATCAAAAAGGTTCGCAACCAATGCTAATCATGTTTTCAGCATGGACTTGCAGATCAGCATGCGACCAGTCGTACCAACGCATTGCAATTAGCAGCATTTTTGCTGAGTGTCCCGGCAAAAAAATGTCTACTTTCTCTTGCTCAGATGAAATCATTAAATCTCTGAAATTTTCGATTGACTTAACATATACAACGTCCATTTATCTCTCCGGTGATGTTGAAGGCCAACCCCTCAACGTGATGACATTATATCAACCATCGGTTACGCCATGTCAACAACTATTTTAGTTTGTACCAAGAATATCCGTGTTTGATGCTGCTGATGCAGGTACGGGATACGTCAAATTTTTTGGCGATCTCAGCGCAGGACAGCCAGGGCAACAGTCCGCGTATTAGGATCACGTCCTGAGCAGTCAATTTGGCGTTCCAGCGTTTCTCACCCCATTGCGGCATCACCCTGGTTCGCTCTGGAGCGGGGCCACGCAGTAGCGTGGTTGATCGTTTCAGATGATTTTTACAGTCCTTGCACCAGGATTGCCTGGCACCATTTGGTCTGGCGTGATTTAGGTGGAAGTCGGTTATGGGTTTGATTTGGTGGCAGTGTGGGCAGTGTTTAGTTTGGCAATCGTCCATCTTTTTTCATTTGCTTGTATTTTGCATAGGCGTCGCTTTTTGGTTGAGCCTGACCCAAGCCCTTGCACCAATAGTCATTCCGCAATAAAACCTTGCACATTCTTCTCCACGACGGCGCCCAGCATTTGGCCTCAAGTTCTGGTGGCGCTTCTTCTGGAATCTGCGGATAACCACGTTGATGCCAGCCATAAATGAACTTTTTGAATCGAATGATGTAGTGATCTCGAGTTTTCTTCGGCATCGTCTGAAGTAACAAATTGCAGAATGAATGCCAACTATGATGCGGAGGTTTGCTAATTTTGTTGTATCCGTTAATGTTTCCACGCTCTTCAATATAGAGAGCGCCAGAGTTCGCACCATTAACGCGAGCAATCAGCTTGAACCATGTCTGGGGTTCCAGAATGTGATACAGCCACAAACCACGGCGCTGATCGTCTCCGAACGGCTGACAAAGGCGTTGTTGACTTAATTTCACCCCAGCCATGTGCATCTTGTCGTAAATCCGGTTATGCGGTTTGTCTTTGTATTTGGCGTGAAACCGCCAGATATCCTCTGTCAGCCAATCGTAGATCGGATAGACGTTGTAAGTATCGGCCACAATTTTTGTGGTCCAGCGGCGGTTATGAAGCATTAAATCTTTTTTTTCCCATGTTGCCACAGCGCAATAACGGTGAAGCGACTCTTGTGCCCTGATGCCAATAAACCCAGCAGTGCGCTTGCTTTGTCCGTACCATTCACCAAAAAGAACGATAAATTCTTCAAATTCCATTCCTGGCACAGCAAATGGATAATCATGCTCGGTCTTTGCCCATTCTGGCTTTGGCCTGATCCAAATGTCTTTCTTTTCCTCATCCCATGCGGTCCATCGCGGCTCAAAGTTTGTGACTGCGTTACGCAATAGCATAGGAATGCAGATCCAGTGAGGATCAATGTAATCCTCATACATATCGAACATTTCTTTAGCGTGTTCGATGGTTTCTGCATACTGGGCTTCCATGTCGATAAACATGACGCCAATCTTCTGATTTCGTCGAATAGCTTCTTCCATGACAAGGTGCATCATTACGCTAGAATCCTTTCCGCCGGAAAATGCCGTATAAACACGCTCAACAGAATCAAATGTTTCACGTATTCTTGCCCTTGCCGCATCAAGGACCGATTCTTTGCGGTATCGTTTTATAGCCATTAGTAAATGTCCGATTGTCTGCTACCAGAGTAGGCTTCTTCCATTGTCACGGCATCTCGTCCGTTAGCAACAAGCCATGTGTTCAGATATTCAAGGGCGCATTGGTTGGCAGCTTCTTGCTGTTCTTCTGTCAGCAAAAAAAAGCCACTACGAAATGTTGATGGAACGCCCATGTCGTAACACGCTGACGCCTGTCCAAGCCACGCTATGCGATTCATTGCGGAATTGGTTAGATAGTGTTCGCAAGAATGTTTCCATTCCGTAATGACTCCATGGAGCGCCCTAGAGAATCGTGGAATGTCAGACAAAAAGACGCGATAATATTCTTCGCATTGCGCCTTGGTCATGCCATCCATTGTGGTCGCGTAAAATCCAGCCCGATAGCATTCCCACTTGTCGTAAGTATGAAAAATGCGGTTTTCGTCACTGGTGTTCACCGTCCTGAATCCATCAGCCTCTTCGCCGTAAGATTCAACGTCATCGGTCAATTCTTCAAAATCTGATTCGGTTATCTCACCTTCAACATCCCAAGAGCGAGAAAATTCCTGATCGGAAAACAATTCAGACAATCCAGTGATCTGACAAAGGCGCAAAATCTCATCTTGATCCATGCCGAGGTTTTTGGAGATCTTTTCATCAGTCCAGTTTCGGCGTTTTAGCTCCACAACAATATCTGACATGGCTTCAACCTGATGCTTGCCCCTAGCGCGATTGTGGCGAATCGTTGATGCCATGCGATTGGTTTTATCAACCTGGGATTCTCTGATCTGCACCAATGGAAGATAGCCATGAACCCTGCCCTGTATGTCTGCGCATTCCTTGCCAACCCTATGGCGGTGAAACCCATCAATGACTTCATAGCGGCCATCAGGATCAGCCATTGACACGATTGGCTGTGTATATCCATCGGCGTCAATAGACACGCGCAAAAGCTCCATCTCTGGTGGCGCTACACTGTTTGGGTTGTAATCGTTTGAATGCACTAATGGGTTTTTTACCCAGCGCACAAAATCAACTGGCTCAGACTTGAATGGGCTGATTTCATGAATTGCCTGTCGCAATTCATTGATAGCGTCTATTTTTTGATCTAGCGGAAGAGAATCAATCTCTGCCATTAAAATTGCATATTCCATGCCTTCTCTCCTGTTGTCCGGCATTGAAAAAAATCCCCGACCGAAGCCGGGGCAAAGGGGAGTGATAATCGTTAATCAGAATGGGATATCGTCTGAGTATCCGCTATTCTGCGCCTGTTGCGGCGCGGCCTGTCTTTGCGGTGCTTGCTGCTGATCTGCATCCTTCGGCGGGAACATAGATAGCAAGATCGAATCGCTATTGCGCCCAGATAGATCGGGAACGCCAGCGGGGTTAAATACGCGCTTCATCATAATGAACTTGCCACCGTCATCGGACTGCATGACTGCGCCCACGTTTTCATAGCGGCCTTTGGTCTGACCGTTTGCGGTGTATTCGCCGGTCTTGACTGCCAAATCGTATAGTTTCTTTGCCATTTTAGAAAATTCCTGCGTCTGTAGTGGTTATTTCTGCGGTTTCTTCGTCCTTGACGGGCGAATCTTCAATAATATCTGGTTCTGCAACAGTTAATGCGCTGACTGCTTTGGATGCCTGTTCTACGACAGGTTCACGATATGGGTAGAACTGGTCATCACGCTGCACGATGCGCTCAAGATCCGTTGACATTGGCAATCGCTTGGCAAGGCGGCGTATGGCTGATTTCTTTGCCATTTGATCAGTCCATTGCGCCCAAGGGCCACCATTACCGCCACGCGATGATGCGCGGATCTTCTGAACGTCACTCATGCGAAGGACTTCGATATATACGCCACCATCCTTGGTGCGGGCCATTGCGTAGACTGCTAACGGTTCACCGGCATCACGGATCATTTCTGGCGTATGCTTTAGGTGTTCGCCTTCATCGTCGATCCAGTATTGAAAGTCATCCATCTGATAGACCATTTGCGCCGTGATCGTAACCAGATCGCCTGATTGACGAATCTTCTTCAAGATTCCTGCAACCATCGGCATATACGCAACCTTTTGACCAAACTTGGTCAAAGCGGCTTCGCGCCCATCAGGAATCAAGCCATCCTGGGCACATTGCATGACGGATTCAAACAGCGATTTTCTGTCGCAAGCCAACAGGTCAGGACTGCGCTGTAACGCAGTCAACGTCACGCGCTCAAACTTCTCAGGGGTCACATGATCTGGCAAAACTTTGGCAAGTTCTGGGGCCATACGGGTCAGTTGTGAGCGGACTTCAACGATTGCGTTACTCATTATCATCGTCTCCTTCTTCCCACATCACCAGATGCATACAAGAAAAATCGCTATCAGGATCATCGTGACCAAATATTCCATCTGGAGTCCATGTGTAAATATCGGTTGCTCCTGTGTACGAACGCTCAAGATGATGAACGACGCCAAGCAACCTATGTGAATGGTTTGACTGCGTAAATAAATGCAATCCAACAATGCGCGTTTCCGGGAATCCTGCCATGCAGACGGGATGACCGTCTAAGGCTTCGTAAAGGTTAAATGGACGCATTACACCACCTCCTTATAAACCCAATTAGGAAGGCTAAGGATCTGCGGCGTTTGATCTACTGAAGGCCATACGCCAGTATCTAGGCAGTCGGCATACAAATTTAGCTCCTTGCGGTACAGCATCCGACCGTAGTCCAGAGCCATATCGTCAAGGACGTAGATTGCACTGGCGTGTGGCATTTCTTCTTCAACAACTAAGAAACCAAAGGCTTCAAGCTCTTCACCAGTTTCCCAACGGTATACGTCACTATAAAACGCGGCCTGCACCATGTAGCGATAGTTGGCAACCGACTTTGCAAACGAATCTGGGCGGGCATCCTGCGTCTTTTTAAGATCCAGCGCTTTGTTGCCTGCAAGCAAGTCAAAGCGGCATTTCACATCAACGCCAGTTTCTGGGTCTTTGGTGATAATCGAAACTTCAAATGACGCGAAATCATGCTTCAGCAACGCCTGCGCGTGTGGATTACCCTGTACTGATGCGCTCATGCCTGTGATTTTGTCGGCTTCGGCGCGGGTCAATACGCGCTCAGACCCGTGAATTTTTACTGCTTCCTTGTATATGGATGCGCGGCGATCTTCGCAATCAACCACCTGATATTCAGATGCGTAACGCTCAGGCTCAAGCAATGCCGTATGAATAGCCGTGCCAATTTCCATGGCGCGTGATGGTTCTTTGGGTGCGCGGTATGCGTAATGCGCCGGAGAACGTGCAATCAGATCAAGGCCGGATTTGGAGATTGCCGGGTGCGCGTGATACGCATCGTTTGATAGGTCTTTGGTCAACATAAAAACTCCTGTGTGAAAACCGGCAACACTTGCCAGTGGTTGAAATCGTAAACACAACGAATTAGACTGTCAATTCTTTTTTACGCAGGTGAATTTAATGATGACGCTTGAAGAAATCAGGGAAAAGCTGAAGGATCGTAGACTGTCGATGGTGGCTGTTGCTACAGGACTTAGCAGGCAGGCGATTCATAACGTGTTGACGGGAAAAACTCCGAATCCTTCGCATGATACGGTGAGGCGGTTGATGGAGTATTTGGGGGAAAAGTGATGCGCGTTTTAGTTGCCTGTGAATACAGTGGAGCAGTTCGCGATGCGTTTATCAATGGTGGGCATGAGGCCATGAGCTGCGATCTGTTGCCGACCGAATCGCCGGGGCCGCATTATCAAGGTGACGTTAGAGATGTGATCGACTATCCGTGGGATTTGATGATTGCCCACCCACCATGCACAAATCTTGCTGTTTCTGGCGCAGCGTGGTTTGAAAAAAAACGGATGGCAGGTGAACAGCAGGCAAGTGCTTCATTTTTTATGATGCTGGCGAAGGCAGACATTCCACGAATAGCGATAGAAAACCCGGTTTGCGTCATGTCATCAATCTGGAGAAAACCAGATCAAATAATACAGCCGTATATGTTTGGGCACATGGAAACAAAAGCACTTGTCTGTGGCTGAAAGGATTACAGAAACTGGTTGCAACCAATAACGTCAAAGAGCAGACAATGAGACTGCCAGAACGTGAGCGCATGAGGTTGCACTATCTACCGCCAACGCCAGACAGATGGAAACTTAGATCAGCCACATTTTCTGGGATTGCTCAAGCTATGGCCGACCAGTGGGGATTTTTATGCAGCTAAGACCATACCAATCCGAAATCATCACATCCACCCGCGAATCCCTACGCCATAACCGCTCCACCCTTGTCGTTGCGGCAACAGGAGCGGGCAAGACAGCTCTGACTGTTCATATGATGGCAACGGCGGCAGAGCGCGGGATCAGTTCTATGTTTTGTGTCCATCGGGATACGCTCCTGTCGCAGACCAGTCGCGCACTATGGGAGCAGAAACTACAGCATGGAATCATTGCGGCAGGTCGGAATATGTCGCTTGGCATACCTGTGCAGGTGGCATCGGTGCAGACGTTGGTCAGGCGTCTTGATCGCGTGGCAGAACCTGGGCTGATTATTATTGACGAGGCGCATCGAGCGGCGGCTGATACTTACCGCAAGATCATTGAAGCGTATCCAAAGTCGCGGATTGTCGGGCTTACGGCAACGCCACAGCGGACGGATGGCAAGGGGCTGAACGACATATTCACGGACATGGTTCTAGGGCCATCGGTCGGTGAATTGATTGAGCAAGGCTTCCTGTGTCCTTACCGCCTGTATGGGACAGAATCTAAAGTCAGCATGGATGGCGTCAAAACTCGCATGGGTGATTATGCGCCAGAGATCCTTGAGCAGATTGTCGATAAGCCGACCGTCACAGGTGATGCTGTTGAGCATTACCTGAAGTTCGCATACGGAAAACGGTGCGTGGTTATGTGTGCCACGATTAACCATGCCAAGCACGTATGTGAGGCTTATAACTCGGCAGGAATCAGCGCAGAACATATTGACGGTGATACGCCATCATCAGAGCGTCAGGCGATTCTGGGGCGCATTAAGGAAGGTAAAACCAAGGTTCTGACTAATGTAGAACTGATGATTGAGGGCGTAGACGTTCCAGCGATTGAGGTTGTCCAATGGCTCAGGCCCACAGCATCGTTGATTATTTGGATGCAGGGCAATGGGCGCGGATTCCGAACGGCTGACAATAAACCGGCGCTAATGATTTTGGATCATGTCGGCAACTGGCAACGTCATGGACTGCCGGATGATGAACGCGAATGGCGACTTGAAGGAGATCCAAACAAGGGAAAGCGCAAAAAGCCAAGCCAGAATGACCTAAAGATCAGGCAGTGCCCAGAGTGCTACGCCATCTATCGCGCAGGATTATCTGAGTGCCCTTCCTGCGGCAAAGAAGGGCCAAAGCAAAGGGAAATCAAGGTTGAAGATGGTGAGCTTCAACAGATTGACATTGAAGCGCAACGCAAGCAAAAGAAACGTGAGCAAGGATCAGCTAGAACGCTGAAGGATTTGGTGGAACTTGGCAAGCGGAGAGGACTCAATAAACCGGCTGAGTGGGCAGTGATGATTCATGCGGCAAGAATCAGGGCTAGGCCGACGCCGGCGATGTTTACGGAAGCTAGGGGATACTTATGACAGATGAAGAATTTTTTACCCGCGCAAGGCCGGGCGCAACGGTTGATGAGGTTGAGGCGTTCCTGGAGCGTGTAGCCATTAAGGTTTCGAATGGCATACCAGAGGCGGTGGCTAGGGTGGAGGCATTACAGAATGAGTGAACAAAACATTCAAAACCAATGCCTCCTCGCTCTATCCGAGGCCGGATGCACCGTATGGCGGCAAAATACTGGCCTTGCATGGGTAGGCGAACCAATTTATTTGAAAAACGGCGATGTAATCCTGAAAAAACCGCGACGTTTGCACGTTGGCCTGTGCGTCGGATCATCGGACATTATCGGAATCGCGCCTGATGGCAGGTTCTTGGCTCCTGAAGTCAAGACCGCTACGGGTCGCGTTACTGATGATCAGGAGCGGTTCATCTTGCGCGTTAATCAGGCGGGTGGGATTGCGGGGGTGGTTAGGAGTGCAAAGGACGCAATCAACCTGCTAAAATAACCACGGTCGGCGTGGAACCCGACAAAGGCTCATGAATTGAGGGTGTGTCCCAGTCGTTTAGGATCGGGAGTTCCACCACATCCTCACTTGATGGGCCTTTTTTTGGCCCGGAGCATTTATGAAAATTTACATTGCCGGAAGAATTCACAAAGATAGATCGCGATTTGGAATTGTTGATGATATAGCAAGGAATGGAGATGAATATCACAAGGCAGAGTTTGTTGACTTTAGTTTTGATGGAAGGAAACTGACGTACACAGGCCCATTTACAGTTGGATGTGATCGCGCTTGCGCTCACGCTTATGATCATGCAGTTGGCCCATCATGTGATAGATTTTTCTTTGATGATGATGCGCCATTAGAAGGGCATGGCATGAAAGATTTTTTAAGATATTTTGTCGTAGAAAAATCAATTGCCGGAATTCAAGCAGCGGATTTTGTGTTTGCATGGTTTGGAGATGAAAGCGAACACGCATATGGAACAATTGCGGAAATTGGATGCGCCAGAGGAATGTGCAAGCCAATTTATATAGGATGCAATCCATTTGACTCAACGGATACCTGGTTTGCAAAAACAATGGCAAACAAGCTAATTGTTGCTGATGATGCAAAATCAGCATTAAAAATAGCTCTTGATTGGCACGATAAGAATCCGTCAAAGTTTTAGGCTAAACTACCCACGCCCCTAGGCCGATCACCGAAAAGCAATGCCGTCATTGCCTGGGGCGTTTTTATTTGACGGATTTCATCAGGACGGACGATGAGCGAATTCACGCAATACTTCCCTGCAATCGTTCGGGAAATCTTTGGCGATAAGCCGACAGAAACAAAAAACGGTGGTCAGCGGTTACGCTTTGGGCAACACGGCTCAAAGTCAGTCAACCTAGACGAAGGCACATGGTACGACCACGAAGAAAAGACAGGTGGCGGCCCGCTTGATCTGATCACGCATATCCGTGGAGGGTCTATCGCTGACGCTATCAAATGGCTTGAGGATGTAGGCATCAAGCCGAAATCAGAATTTAAGCCAGCGCAATCAAAGAAATCAGGGACACTTGCCGCAACGTATAACTACGTCGATGAGCATGGCGAACTGCGTTATCAGGTCATGCGCTTTGATAATCCAAAGACGTTCAGACAAAGGTCATCAGATGGATCGTGGAGCATTAAGGGAATCAAACCGCTTCCGTATCGGTTGCCGGAATTCAACAAGCGCAACGACACGATTCTAATCGTTGAAGGCGAAAAGGATGCTGACTCGCTATGGAATCTAGGGCTGGTCGCAACGTGCAACAGTGGAGGCGCAGGGAAGTTTCCTGACGAAATAGTCCAATATTTCCGCAATCGACTGGTTGTCATTCTTCCAGACAACGACGAAGCTGGGCAAGATCACGCGTTACTGGTAGCGTCCAAGCTACGCAACGTGGCTACTTCAATCAGGATCGTTAATCTTCCAGATTTGCCAATCAAGGGCGATGTATCAGACTGGCTAAAAGCAGGTGGAACCAAAGAAACGCTGGTCAATATCTGCAAAGCCGCGCCACTGTGGGAATACGTAGAACCTGAACCAGTCGAACCAATTCAGATTGAAGCTATCCATGATGAAACGGTTCACGCTGAAACGGTCTACGCGCCGGAAATTATCACAAATTACCATGAACCGCTGAAACACACGAACGACAAAGGAAAGCCGCTTGCCCACATCGACAACTTGAAGCAAATCATCTATCGGCTTGGTGTAACGATTCGGTACAACGTCATAAGCAAGGACGATGAAATCCTGATACCTGGGAAATCGTTCAGCGTAGACAACAAGGACAACGCTTCGCTTGCATGGATCATCAGCGAGTGCAGTCGGTTCAACTTTCCAACGCCGCGTGTTCCAGAATTCCTTACATATCTTGCAGACCAGAACCTATTCAATCCTGTAGCAACATGGATCGAATCAAAGCCGTGGGATGGCGAGGAGCGATTAGCGACCCTCTACAACACGATCTACACGGCTCATAACAAGGACAACGAACTCAAAGAAATCTTGATGTATCGGTGGCTCCTGTCGGCTGTGGCGGCGGCATTTTCACCGACTGGCGTGGCAGCTCCTGGAATCTTGGTAATCCAGGGTGATCAGTACCTAGGCAAAACCAAATGGTTCAAGTCACTAGTTCCAGAAGAACTTGATCTGCTGAAGGAAGGCATGATGCTTCGTCCTGATGACAAGGATTCAGTGGAGCAAGCCTGCTCATTCTGGCTGGTGGAACTTGGAGAACTCGATTCTACGTTCAAGAAATCAGATATCGCCGCATTGAAGGCGTTTATCACAAACAAATCTGATGTATTACGCAGGGCATATGCCAGAAAAAAATCCCACTATGCGAGACGCACTGTATTCTTCGGATCAGTGAATCCAAAACAGTTTTTAAATGATCCAACAGGTAACAGACGATTCTGGACGATTGAAGCGAGGGAGATAAATCATTCGCACGATATAGATATGCAGCAAGTATGGGCTGAAGTATTACACCATTACCGAAAAGGGGAATCTTATTTTCTTACACCAGAAGAAATGGATTTACTGAATGAACATAATGAACAATTCACATCGGTTGATCCAATCGTTGAGCGCATCAACACGCGCATGGCGTGGGATGATCCAGAATCACTTTGGGAATGGAAAACTGCAACGGATATTTTGCAGTCCATTGGCATCGATAAGCCGACAAGATCGGATGCAACATCAGTCGGTGGACACATCCGGCGCATGAATGGAAACAGGTCAAGACGAAGCAACGGAGTCAGCCTGCTGCTGTGTCCGAAGCTAAACAGTGCAACCATAGGTAAACCTTTTTGAGGTTGCACTGAAGGCTTTCCTGTCCTAAGTCATTGATTTTATGTTCTTTTATTGCTTACAGTGTAACCAGTGTAACCTATATATAGATAAAGAGTATAAAAAAGAAAAAAGAGGATATAGGACAGGATGCGCGTAAAAAAAACGTATATAGAAAATGAAAACAGGATGCACTTTGAAGGCAAAAAAAACGCTACAGGCCACGGATGGTGTGGCTTTGATGCCAGTGCAACCTATCAAAACAGGTTGCCCTATTGGTAGATCACCCTTGCGCCGGCCCCATCCACCACTGGGACTGCCTAAAATGCCGCGCAAGGTTCCTTGCATCACTGCCATCGAACATGGAGCGACGCGGATGGATGGTCAGGTGGTCAGCAACGCTCGACGCGGATACAATCGCCACCATCAGACAATTAACACTGGAGATATTGAATAATGCACCGCGAAAAAGAAATAATCCAATGGGCAACTGACAGAGGGATATTTGATCCTGAGCATGGATCATCAAGAACCCGTCAGGCAGACAAGACCAAAGAGGAACTATCGGAGTTATTTGAAGCCATAGAATTAAACGATGGTTATCTGGCGGTTGATGCCATTGGAGATATTATGGTTACGCTGGTTATACAGGCGCATATGTGGAATGTTGATGTAGAAACCTGTATTGAATATGCGTGGCAGGCGATTAAGGATCGAAAAGGTAAAATGGTGGATGGACTTTTTGTCAAAGAAGCATGAACGCAGACGCAAAACAGATTGGAGGGACGCATTACAAAGACATGGCGATGCAGCCGTGGGATGTGATGCAATCCGTTCTGACGCATGAAGAGTTTGTTGGATTCCTAAAAGGAAACATCATCAAGTATTCGATGCGACAGGGCAGGAAGGATGGCGCTAATGATGATGCGGAGAAGGCTATCCACTATGCTGAAAAACTTGATGAAGTGATGCGGAGGGCGAATGGAGACACAACAGGAAGCCCATAAAGTACGGTCAGGTACGGGTAATCGTGGCCTTGGGCGTAAACCAGGAGTGCCTAACAAAGCCACGCAGACATTCCGCGAAACGGTAACGAAAGTGCTAGAGGAAAATTCAGCAAACGTGTCGATCTGGCTGCAACAGGTTGCGGCTGATGATCCTGCAAAGGCGCTTGATCTTCTGACGAAACTTGCAGAATTTGCCGCGCCTAAACTATCAAGGGTGGAGCAGTCTGGTGAGGTAGCCATCACAACCGGATATCACTTCGCCATTGAACGCCCAACCATGAAGGAGCCGTTAGTCATTGAGCATCAACAAAATAACGCTAGCGCTCACTGACCCACAGGAGGAATTCGTATTCTCCGAAGCAAGGCATCCCGCTATGGTGGCTGGATACGGGTCTGGGAAATCGCAGGCGGCTGTAACGCGACTTGCGATACAGGCACTACGCTACCGAAAAATGGATTTTGGCTTTGTAGAGCCGACTTTCGATCTTGTGCGGCTGATCGCATGGCCTAGATTTGAAGAGCTGCTTTCATCATGGAAGGTCAGCTACAAACTGAACAAAGCCGATTCCATCCTGACTCTTGAAAACGAAAGCCAGATCATATTCCGATCAGCCGATAACCCATCTCGATTGGTCGGCTTTGAGATTGCAGACGGGATCATTGACGAAGCGGATACGCTAAGACCGGATCAGGCCAATGACGTATGGATCAAGATGCTAGGCCGTTGTCGGCAGAAAAAGCCGGACGGTTCTGCGAATACGCTTGCGGCTGTGTCTACGCCAGAAGGATTTGGTTTCATGTACGAACGGTGGGGGAAGAATCCTGCGCAAGGATACGAACTGATAAGGGCATCAACATGGAGCAATCCGTACCTGCCTGATGGATACGTCGATCAGTTACGCGCAACGTACAGTAGCAACCAGCTGGCGGCATATCTTGATGGCGAATTCGTCAATTTGAATGCAGGCTCCGTCTACCCATCTTTCGACCGCAGACTTAACGGTTCTGATGCCACGATCATTGCGCCAAAACACAGCAAGCCTGGCGAAGCATTGCACATCGGGATGGATTTCAATGTCACCAACATGGCGGCAGTTGTCCATGTCATCAGAAATGATGACCCAATAGCGGTTGAGGAAATTGTGAAGGCGTTTGATACGCCTGAAATGATCAAGATCATCAAAGACAGATATCCAGGTCACCACATCATGGTTTATCCAGATGCCAGCGGTTCTGCACGAAAGACCAACAATGCCTCGCAATCTGATCACGCTTTGCTTCGTGCGGCAGGGTTTCAGGTTTGCGTAGATTCACGCAACCCGGCAGTCAAGGATCGCGTCCTGTCGATGAATAAAGCAATCGAAGAGCGGAGATATCGCGTCAACGTTGATAACTGTCCTGTTCTGGCTGAAGCCTTGGAAAAACAGGCATACAGCAAGTCTGGTGAACCTGACAAGGCATCTGGATTCGACCACTCGAATGACGCGACAGGCTATTTTGTGGTATATCGCTATCCTATCCAGAACAATAGACCGCAGTTTGCCCGCGTAGTAGGTATTTAGCATGGCAGTAGACACAAAGCACGAAGAATACGAAGAGCATTATGACCAGTGGGAACGGTGCGAACACGCCGCTGAAGGTCAGGATGAGATCCACGAACACGGCGTCAAGTACCTACCAAGGCTGTCTGGGCAAACAGATCAAGAATACAAAGGCTACCGAGATCGAGCACTGTTCTATAACGCGACACAGCGCACCATTGATGGTCTGACAGGCATGATGTTCCTGAAGCCACCGGTTACTGAATACTCAACGGCAATGGAGTCACTGGTAGCTGACATCACGATGTCTGGACTATCACTGCATCAGTTCGCAGAGATGCTTGCAGAGGAAGTGGTCAAGATTGGTCGCTGCGGTGTGCTGGTAGACCATCCACCAATGGCAGAGGCAATCACGCTGGCACAGGCCCAGACGCTGGGTATGCGCCCATATATGCGGATGTATGACGCAGAGGCCATCATTAACTGGCGCACAGACCGCATCCAAGGCATAGATATGCTGACCTTGGTTGTTCTCGAAGAAGATTACGAAATCTACGAGGATGAATTCAAGGCTGAATGTAAAACCCAATGGCGTGTACTGGATCTGCCAGAAGGGATCTACCGCCAGCGGGTATTCCGCAAGAATGAAAAGGGTGACTTTTATGTCGAGTCTGAACTGTTCCCGCAGTCACAAGGCAGACCGATCGCCAGAATCCCGTTTGAGTTCTTCGGAGTCAGGGACAACAGGCCGAACGTGGACAAGCCTCCTCTGCTTGACTTGGTTGACGTTAACCTCAGCCATTACAGAACTACCGCTGATTACGAACACGGACTGCATTTCACGGGCCTGCCAACTCCGGTTGTCACTGGCTTTTATTCTGATGACCAATCAGCGCAACTCAGAATCGGATCAGGCACAGCTTGGCTGCTTCCCGACCCAGCAGCAAAGGCTTTCTACCTTGAATTCTCAGGCCAAGGACTCTCGGAACTAAGGGAAGCATTTCGCTCAAAGGAATCAATGATGGCTACATTGGGTGCCAGAATCCTTGCACCAGAGAAGCGCACAGCAGAAACAGCACAGACTGCTGCAATACATCGAGCAGGCGAGAATTCAGTTCTGGCATCTATTGCCCAGTCAATCAGCATTGGTCTAACCCATTGCCTTGAATGGATGGCGAACTGGTCAGGAATCTCTGGTGATGTACGGATTGAAATCAATCGCGATTACATTCCGCAATCCATGACGCATCAGGATGTGGCCGAACTGGTCAAATCATGGCAAGCAGGAGCCATCAGCCATGAAACCCTGTTCGATAATCTGGTCAAGGGTGACATTATCCGGCCTGACGTATCGTTCCAAGATGAGAAGGAACGCATCGACATGACTCCACCGGGAATGCCGACCACTAATCCTCCTGCATGACCGCCAACGACGAAATCAGGGACCGAGCCATAGCGCACCAGATCTATCTGTTGCGTTATGAGTCAGGCGTTACCCGAAAGATTCTGCAAGTTCTGAGCAAAGCCGATAAGGATTTGGTGGCACAGCTATCAGACCTTGAATCAACCATGTCGATTGCAGAGATTGATGCAAGGCTGGAAGGCATTCGAAACATCATCAGCGCATCATGGGATTATGCTGCACTGGATCTTGAGAACGAATTGGCAGGGCTTGCTGAATACGAAGCTAACCATCAAGAACAAGTCATTCGTGATTCAACGCCTGTAGAACTCAACATAGTCAGCCCATCAGCAGAAACGCTGATTGCGGCAGTCGAATCAAAGCCATTTGAAGGAAAGATCCTCAAGGAATGGATTCAAAAGCTGGACGAAGACTCGTACACCAGAATCCGCGATGCTGTCCGCATGGGCATTGTCGAAGGTGAATCCTATGGACAGA